TGCAGCGGCCGATGGTGTTGGTCGCCCGGAGCGGCGCTCCGCAGCCGTCGACTGAGCAAATCCTGGGGGCAGGGTTATCCTGCATGTGTTGCACCTCTTACTCAGGTGTGGCCACGCCCCGGGACTGTTTCCGCAGTCGCCGGGGTCTCTTATGTCCATTATACCCGATAGGAATCGAACAAGTGGCAGCATGATCATCACGTCACGCCTCTCCTCTCGTTCGCATTCCCGACACATTTGTTCGATTCCGTCCTCGTAAAGGTGTTCGATTATACCCCGCTGAGCAGCGCGATACTCAAGGGTTGGTCCAAACCAATGGCTGAACTCCTTTGTGTGTCACTTCGAAATACTTTTCGTTCCTCATTCCGGTAAAGGGGACCGGCCATGAAGGGGAGCTCATCAGCGTAGAAGCCGCACCGGTGCCGCTGCATGATCAGCGCGTTGCCGGCGGGAACCTGCCTGCTCACCAGCACGTCGAGGTTGAAGATCTTGTTGGGGAGCACGCCCGTGTACTGGAGGTTCTCCGACGCGATGTCACCGATGTAAGGCGCGGCGAACGTGCTGGACTGCAGCAGCGTGTTTTTCGTCCCGTGGTTGATGATCAGCGTGTCCGCTTCGAATCCGAGCCACTGGGTGACACCGGACGGGGACACGATGTTGGCGTTCTCCACCAGATAGACGGCCTGCGCGATATCCGCGCGGGTGGTTGCCGCCGCCGATGCCCACGGGTTCGCGACGGCGAGCGTCTGAATCGACGCGTTCGCGACCACCGCCGAATAGAAGGCGGTATTCCACGAGTAAACCATCGTGTTTTTGACTTGCAGTAGCTGCCGGGTTACCGGGTCGATGGCCTGGCGGCGACGCATTTCGTCGGACACCATGATCGCCATCGCACGCTCGTGCGAAAAAACGACCCTGGGCACGCCGATCGAGGTGGGGACGACCGGCACCTCACCGAATTCCGGGCGGATTTCCGGGAAATCATCGGCGTAAAGCGGCGTGCTTTCCGAATAGCGCACCGCGCCCGAGGGGGCGGCGCCGCCCATCCGCAGAACGGAATCCATGATGAATTCGTTCTGGGTGATATCCAATATGAGCGCCGGAATGACCAGCGGGTCTTTCAGGAGCTCGGATACGGTGATCCGCGGGCTGTCGCTGTAACCTCTCGCGCCAGTAGGCATGTCTCAGACCTCTCAGAAGACCCGGACGCGGCCGAGGAAGTAGTACGCGGAGCCCTGTCCGCCGATCTGCTGCGTGAGCATCGCCGCGGACACGCCGCCGGGATGGGTGCAGCGGCCGACGATCGTCGCGGGCGTGAACGAGGTGATCGCGGTGGAAGTGAAGAACGGGGTGTGGGCGATGCCCACCACGCACCCGTTCACGGTGTTGCCGGACGTGCCCGTGCCGATCACCAGGGGCTCACCCTCGGCGGCCGCGCCGCCGTACCAGCACCAGATGTCCCACCCGCCGGAGTAGACCGCCGTGTAGTCGGTCAGCACCGAGATGTCGATGAGAGGCTGCCCGTAGGTGTTCGCCGCCCCCGTCTGGGTGCTGATCACGTTCGCGTCGGTGCCGGCGATGCCCATCACGTTGGTGACGCCGGTCGCCGCCGCAACGATGGCGCCGGGCGCCGGGACCACCGTCAGGTCGGTCGTCCCGGCGGTGATCGTGTTGGGGACGACGAACTGGCCGCCGTAGGTCAACGCGCTGACCTGCTTGTTCCATGGCCCCCGCTGATAGTGCGGAAGGACCGCGCTCATGGCGTCACCGTCTGCTCGGGCTTGTCGGTCAGGGCGAGGTGGGCGTCGACGGCTTCCTGAAGCTCCGTGTTGGCGCCGCGCGTCTGCTCGATGTCGCCGCTGTTGACGGCGGCGGTCATGGCGGCGGCGGCGAGGAACAACCGGTGCCCGGATGACGCCAGCGTCCGGTCCTCGGCGGTCCGCCGGTCGGCGAGCGCCTGGTCTTCCTCTAGGCGCCGCTGCGCGATCACCTCGTCTTCGGCGGCGCGGGTCGCGGCGAGGCCTTCAGCGGCGGCCGTGTCCCGGTCCGGCGCCGGCTGCTGGTCGTCTGCCGCCGGCTGCTGGTTGTCTGCGCTCATGGGCGTTTTCCTCAGTTCCCGTTGCTCACGCCGGCGGGCTCGCCGAGCTGGTCGTGCATGGACGTGCTGGTCACCGTCACAGGCCCGTCATCGACTTGAAGCGGCCCACCAGGGCGTCGCGGTCCTGCGCCTGCGTCCCGGCCCCGGCGTCGTCCGGCTCGTCGTGGGGGGAGCCGAGCTCCACGTCCAGGTCGAGGAGGCGGGCCTGGGAGGCGTACTCGGTGAGGACCCGGCGCATGATCGCCCCGGCGTCGACCGTCTTCCCGTTCGCCAGTTCCACCGCGTGCCCGGCGCCTTCCAGCAGCGGCTTGGCGAGGTCGGTCACATAGGGGGGGACGCCCAGGTCGGCGAGCCTCCGCCGCTCCGCCAGGTAGTCCTCCTCACGGAGCCGGGCGGTGACCACCGACAGTTCCCGCGCGGTTTCCTCCTGCCGGGCGTTGGCCAGGTCGATCGCGAACTGGGCCTCCGCACTCAGTCCTGCGGCCACTGGCTCCCCCTCGAGGATCTGATCGGTGTCGGTGTCGTCGAATTCGGCGTCGAACTCCGCCTCGAGCGCGGCGATCTCGTCGTCGGTCATGGCGTCGATCTCCTCCGCCAGGCCGTCCCCGTCCGCATCGGCGTCGTCGTCGGGGGCGGTGAGCGCGTCGAGCTCGTCCGGGGTGACGACCACGCCGCCGTCTGCGAGCGCGTCGAGGGTGTCGTCGGGGAGGTCGAGGAGCATCGCGAGGCGGGCCCGCTGCGCGTCGGTGAGGTTGCCGAGGTCCGCCATGTCGGCGCCCCCTTCCGGGTCGGCGCCGGCGTCGCCGGCGGGTTGAAGATCAGGCGAGGTTTCCTCGCCGGCGAACGTGGACCCGGACAGGTCGATCACCTGGTCGGGCAGCGGGCTGGCCGCCTCGATCGCCGTCCAGGCGCCGAGGCCGGGTATGCGCGGGTCGAGGGTGCCGAGGACATGCTGGACGGCGGCGGGGAACCGGCGGCCGTCGGAGCGGGCGTAGTCCTCCACGATCCGGGCGGACACGCCGAGCAGCGGATTGTCTTTGAGGACTTTCTCGCCCGCCTCGTTGACCTCCGCGGTGACGTAAAGGCCGTCGTCGCCGAGCTCCATGCCTTTCACCCACCCGCGGGTCCGCTCCGGGTCGTTGGTGTGGGTGTTGGCTGAGTCGGCGAGCTGAAACGGAACCTGGTCGTAGGCGTTGTCGGTGAACGCCTGCACGAGCCGGCCCAGGTAGTCGCGGGTGAAATGCAGCAGCCTGCCCTTGTACTCCACATCGCCGACAGGCAGCACCTTCTTGCGCCACAGGCGGTTGCCGAGTTCCACCGCCTCGGCGGCGGTGAACGGGGTGAGGACCGCGGCGGTCACCGGGGCGGGTCACCGCCGTCCGCGAACGTGATCTCGGTCCCGTACTCCGGGTGCCCGTGGATCTTGTAGAAGTCGTCCCATGACGCCCACACGGAATGCGACCGGTACTCGGTCAGCCAGCGGATGCACACGGTGCCGTCGGAGAAGATGACGCCCTCGTACTGCGGCTCATCGGGTGCGTTGGCGGCGCCCTGCGCCCGGTACTCTTCCGGCGGGTTCGGCCGGTACCCGGTGAACCCCCGCGGGAACACGTACGTCCGGGTGCGCGTGCTGGTGAGCGTCATGGTCAGCCGCTCTTGCCGAACGCGCCAGCCTTGGTCTTCTGGGAGTTTTTCGCGAACGCGAGCGCCCTCGCGGCGGGGAATCCCTTGGCGAGGAGCTTCTTGTAGATGCTCTGGCCTTTGGGGGTGAGCCCGTTGTCGTCGGTGCTGTCGCCGGCGCTGGTGGTCTGCGGCCCGTCGCCTGCGCCTGCTGTGGGGGTGGCGAACGCCGCCGAGCGGACCGCGGGGATCCCGTACTCGGCCATTAGCGGGGACTGCTGCGGTTCCGGCTGCAACGGGGCGGCCTGGGGGCGGACGCCGCCGCGGACGGCGCTGTTCCACTGCCCGACCGCCTCCATCAGCGCGGTCCGCTGATGATCACGGGGCTCGAGGTCCCGGCCGTTGACGCTGGCGACCCACTTGCCGGCGTCGGTGCGGCGCAGGGACGCGATCGTCGCGCCGCCGTGCCGGTGACGAAGCACCGCCGTGCCGTCGGTCCCCCGTTTGACGAGGACGTCCATGGGCCCGTGGATGGGCCGTCGGAGCGTGCCCGTGGCGAGCTCAACGGCCTGCCGGTAGGCGTTGATGGCCGGGCCGCTGCTGCGGTCGTTGGCGAGGGCGTGCGCGCCGCCGCCCCGGACGGTCAGGGGGACGCCCTGGCGGACCCCGGCGGTGGACGGGGCGGGGGTGCGGAGATCACCCGGCTTGGGCTGGAGGGACGTCCCGGACGTCCCGAAGTCGCCGGACGGGGCGATGTGCCCGCATTCGGGGCAGGTGAGGGTCTTGCCCTGGTCGTCTCGCTCGGTTGCGGTGAGGTAGATGCCGAGGCCGGGGTTGGCGAGATCCGCGCTGCCGTGGCGTTTGCTGGCGATGTAGGCGGCGAGGGCGTCGGGGTCGCGGGCACCG